GCGTCCAACCCCAGGTTGCACACCTCGTCCAACTGCCGGTGCGCAATAGCGCGTGCATTGTCAGCGTGGCAGCGTGCATTTATCCGTGCATTCCGTGCATTCCCTACTTCTCTATCTGCCACGATGCCGGCATCACTCGCCATTGCCCCGTCCCGTCCTTCGCCCATGCCGCAGATTCTCTGATCAGTGTCAGTGTCCCGGACGTCTCCCGCACCGGCAATGCCCCAGACGGCACCAGGGTCAGAACGACCTTCGCCCGCCGGCTGTGCGGTTCCATGGCGTTCTCAGGCTCCAGCCCGACTATCCGGTACTTGAGGAATGCCGGGACCGGAGGAAGGCCGCGGAACGGTCGGCACCGATCCGCGATCCACTCCTCCCACCCGTTGTAGCGCATCCCGTGAATGACCATGCCCAATGAGTCGAGGAAGCGCTCGGCTACCTCCAGCGGCTCCATGACCGGCTGATCGTCTGTAGCTTCAGGAGGAGCCTCCACGGTAGGAGCCTCTACGACCTTGCGGGGCCGCCCGCGTTTCCGAACAGGTTCACTTTGTTCCGGCATCGGTGCTCCGGTCACACTTCTTGGTGCGCTGCGGTGCTAGGAAGTACACCGCTAGGAGCGCGAACGCGGCCACCCACCAGGCAGGAGCGCGTTCTACAGCTGCAGAGTACGCCGCCACACCAGAGAATATCGCCAGTGCAAGTCTCAGCATTACCAACCTCCTACGAGCGTCTTACCGAGCGCCCAGGATACAAGCGCCAGCACCGTCACTACAGACACGACAGTTGCACCCATCCCGACGCGCCAGACCAGCCGCGCGCGCTTGGGTAGCAGCCGCGCCTCGTCCTGTGGCGTTGTCCAGTACACCCACATAGACCATCCCAGGAGGCCAACCGTCACCAAGACGGCGAGCCCCAGGAACGGGTACACGAGATCTATCATTTGCGCCCCCGCTTGCCGCCTCTCTTGCCCCCGCGCTTGCCGCCGCCCCCGCAAGGTTCCTTGACAACATCTTGTGACATGACTTGTGACATGGTCACCTCCTAGTACAACCCGATACGGGCCCAGATCGGAGTATCATCGCGCACGATCTCTGAGTACGTCAAGGCGTGCGCAAAGTGATCCGGACCGCTCTCAACCCACACCGCGTGCTCGTTCTGGCCGCTCTGCACGATCTGACGCGTGATGGCCTTCACGTGCCGGTAGAAGTCCTCCGGTAGGTTTGTGGGAATGCTTTCCTCGGCGTTGAGTAGCCGCGCCACGGCGTTGTCTATCGCCTCCGTACGGTTGACCGAAAGGATTGTGACGCCGTCTTCTACCGCCTCCCTGTCGCCGAGCGATGCAGGCCCCAAGTACCGCACAAGGACAACCCGGCCTGGGAATGCCCTGGCGAGTTCCTTGGCCTTCGTAACCTCCGGCGCGGCGTCTATCGCACACCTCTGCACGTTGTAGGCGCCCATCAAACGCGCCACACCTACCCAGTCGGTTGTCCCCGCCCATATGATGCCGCCCTCCATCCGCCGGATTACAACGTGGAGCACGGCCCCGACGTCAACACCCATCACAGTCGGTCGCACTGAACCAGCTAGCATCTCCCCTGACCGCGGTAGCGCCGCCAGCACCTCGTCCGTGATCCTCGCACCCTCTGGAGCATACGGTAGCCCCAGCGTCATGTTGTAGAACACCTGCATCCTGGTAGCGTTCCCGCGCGCCTCGTTGTACTGCGCCACGATCTCCGCCGGAGTTACGGTAGGCGAAACAAGCTGCGACATGCGGAACGATCGGTAAGGTGCATCGGGAACACTGGCTACCCATGCCCCGTTGGCCTTGTCAAGTGGCCGCTTGCATTCCGGACAGACCAGCGTTGGGACGCCGTCAACGTCAGCAATGCTATCCGGCCAGCGCGGTTCGGCCCGCTCCCCGCACGGACACCATAGCTGCCACGTCTCTTGTGTCCCTCCCATGTAGGCCGTGTGAATCCCAGTCTCCGGGAATTGCGGGTTCGATAGGTCTATAACGTACTTGTACCGGCTGGCCCCCAAACGCGACAGAGCTTGTTCGGCGGCCTCTTCCGGCATGACCTGTAACTCGTCCCGCACGATCATGCCAACACCGATCTCGCGCAGCTTCTCCAGCGAATGCGCCCCGCGCAGGTAGAGCGGCTGGCCAAACCCGACCTTGAGACCGACGTTAGTAATGTCGGAGAACGCCGCCCGCAACGTACCGGAAAGCCGGATGGCCTTGTCAATCCGCGCCTGCGCCATGTCGGAGAGAACGCGGTCGCTGGGGAGCATGTACAAGACCCCTTCCCGCCGATGATCCATGAACCACAGGGCCGAGTTGATCGCCAGCTCTGTCCAGCCTGTTTGCGCGCACTTCATGGTTACGATCCTTCCACCAACGGGTAGGTTCCCTATTGCACGATACACATCCCGGAGATAGGGCATTCTGTGCGGTGGCCGCGTGATTGAGTAGTAACCGCCATCCGGCATGACACGATGCGCCCGCGCCCAGAATAACGGATCGGTCGCACCGTAGCCGATCAAAACGTCACGCAACATCTCAGTCGCTGTCAGCATCAACCTTCACCTGGTCCCATAGGCGGTGTACAAGTTCCTCGTCCTCTTCGCTCATCGGCACCGCCGGCAGTTTGACGTCGTGCCGCTCCGTTGGACGTCCTTCCACAAGTTCCAGCGCTTTCACTATAGAGGCCAGTGCCTGAGGGCCCTGTGCCAGGAACCTTACCATGTCCTTGGCCGCCATGTCCTCCCAGCGCGCCATAACCTCTGCGACTTCCTTCTCGCTCATGCCGCGCGACGTCACAAGCCGCTTGATCGTCTCTCGCAAGGCTTGGGTCAACCCGTCCCGCACAAACCGCAGGATCTCCGCCGACCGGTCTCTCGCATCTACGCTCCCTGCCACTGCCGCCGTAGCCGACGCGTGTGCTGCGCGCGCGGACGCCTCTGCAATCTGCTGGGAATACGCATCCCTCAGACTGACCCAGCCGTCACGCGAGGACAGCGCTTTCAGTGTGCGGCTGCCGACGCCGTACTTCTTGGCCAACGCATCCAATGATGGCCGATCGGGGCCCGTGATGTATTCTGTGCGGATAGCCTCCAGGAGCGCCGGACTGATCTTCATGACACCCCATTATAGCGGAACACGATGTCTCCGCGCTCGTCCACTCCATCCGGAACGATGACGCTACCGAGCACAATACAATTCCATGATATTGTTCGCTTCTGCATCATCTGCATTCTATCCGCTCGGTGAATGATAATCCATCTTCCAGGACCTCCTGCACAAAGACGTTGATCATCTTCGGCAGGTCCTTCTCCTCGAAGACGTGTGTGACGTTGGTGGAATCCGTGTATTCAGCCTGCGTTATCCGACAGATCTCACGGAGTGCATTCTCTAGCCTGATGCGTTCCTTCCGCTCGGCCTCCAGCTGCGCCTCAATCTCCCCGATAATTCCAGACAGGCCACTGACAACTGTCAAGCCCATCACCTTCCTCCTCTTCTCCACAGCACTCGGCGTCCTTTGAATCCCACGCTTCTTGTTCGCCGGCAATTCGTTCAACGCATCGGCGATCTCGGCGTCTAGGTCGCGCAATGAATTCCCATTGCGTTTATTGAACATGCTCCGTAGCAGGTCAAGCTCCTCTGGTAGCCATACCCCCCAGCTAGACTTGTGGATCTCTGGCCGCGCCTTGCCCTTCTCCCTGGCGCTGCGCGCCTCGACAATCATCTCCACGACCTCTGGGGTTTCGTAGTACCTGTACGCCAGCTCGCGGATCTGCTCCGGGGTAGGGTCTCCATCTATGCTGTCAACCTCCTGGATCAGAGCATGTAGACGCGGACTTGGACCGCGCCCGTCAGCCTCCTCTTTTGGAGCGGTCATTGCTCTGATCCGCAATTCCTTATCGTCCATCGGTCACCTCCTGGGGTATCACGAATCCTCGGCTTCTACGTCCTCCCCGCCGGTTAGGAGGGAGCCACGGATGATCTTCTCCCCGTGCCGCCATTCTACATCATCTGCCGACCGCGCTTTGACAATGCGGACGGGCCCCGACGTGATCACGAATGTCCGGAGCCTCTTGTGCCACTGGCGCCGCTTGTCAATCTCGTCCCAAAGCTGACGCGTCGGCATGGTTCCCGCTAGCCGCGCGAGCGAGCCTTCAGAATCCATCCGCCGAATAACATCCGCCACCTCGGTGGAAACTTCGGCAAGATGCTCTAACATGCCGAATTCCCGCGCCCACTTGTAGACGCGGATCAGTTGCCGCACTTCTGACGCAGTTAGACCGAGATGGTCGCTGGCCAAGTCGAACAGACTGGACGCGTTGCTGTCCGGAATGAGTTGCCACAGGTCATTAGATAGATACGTTACGCACTCCGCTAGCTCCCAGTTCGCCCGGCGCATGGTGCGGACAGCGTCCGCCGCGCGCGCCAGACATTCCATCGCCGCCCTGGCCTGCGGGGCCCGATAGAACCATAGTTGCTCATGGTCTACAGGACGGCCTTCGGGATCAATGACTTCCAGCTCGTTCCTTGCAGGGTCCCAGTGGACAATCTGCCACGGTATTCCTGGCCCGTGCAGCTTCCTGTGACACTCGGAGCATACGGATATTAGGTTATCCGGTTGGTTCACGTCACTATCGGAGGAATCTCCGCCCGCGCCTTGGTGATGCACATGAGCGACCTCCGTTGCCGGCGTTGGCCGCTTGTGGAATAGCTGGCATAGACCTTGATCCCGATCAAGCACCGTTCTCCGGACACTTTCAGCTACTGCCATTTTCCCCCTCCTTGGCCAGGTCCTCAAAGACGCTCGGCGCGAGCGTCTTCAGGCTGAAACGGATTCTATCGGCCAGTTCGCGGATCTCCCATTGCGCATCTGGAGCCGTCCGCAGCTTGATGATGTGACGCCACTCCCTGAAGTTGGCCGTCATCACAAGCCGCGTGGTTACTCCTTGTGGGAGATAGTACCGCGCATCCTCCGCTGGGACGCCTTCCTTGATCAGAGCGTCGTACGCAGCGATGCACGCGTAAGCCGCCTCGTCCGCCTTGATCATGGCGCCGCACTTCTCCACAGACCTGGGGTGCACAAAGTCCGGCATCTGGTAGCCTCCGACACGATCCCGGCGTTGTGTCTCAACGGTGAAGCTCGCCAGCCGGTGCCGGGTCAGCTGTGCCAGACAGCAACGGCTAATCCCCTCAATCAGGAACGTGGCCGACGCGTGCTCCAGAACCGACTCGTGACCGTCGCGGATCAAACGACCGATCAGAAGCCGATCATCGTCTGTAGTAGTCAGCTTATGATCGCCGCGCCTGGAAACTCTGGCCGCCATGGCGATCAGTGCCTCTGCGTTCTCTGTCATTGTCAGCAGTGTGACCTTCATCTATCCTCCTTGCTTTGAACAGATCCATCCATTCGCACCTTGAATACCCACCATGGCGAGACGTTGATGTATTCAATCCGCGCTATCATCTCATTGCGCTTGGAGACGTTCCTGGCGATTTCCGTCTTGATCTCAACTCCTTCCAGGCCTGACCCGATATTCGCACCTTGTCCTATGACATAGGCCTCCTGTTCGGATATCGTCCGCGTGATAGCGGCTAGATCGATCGGTAACGCGAGAACAGTATTGTACTGGTCAGCAATAATGCCAGCACACACGCCAGCGGCAATGGTAGAAATAAGCAAGCTGGCGAAAAACATGTCACCTATATAAGAAAACATCATCTCTCGCTCTTCACGCGAATACTTCTTGCGGAAGTTACTATATCGCAGGCCGCTTAGCACAACCACATATGCCAATTCTGCCAAAACCACGCTCATGACTACGATTGTAAGCATTCTTTGCCTCCGCGGTTTATAGAATCAAGTAGCCCAAGCGCTCTAAGCGCAGCCTTCTCGTTTAGAAAGTATGCCAAAGGAACCACAGTATTCCCTTCCATATGGTACATGGCTATCCTCTTTCGTCCAGGAAGCGGGCCTATATAAAGGCCATCCTCTCCAATCTTGAATCCGTACCATGGACTAGAATCATTGCTTTTGTGCTCGTATATTGTTGTCATGTCGCTTGTGCCCCCGCTTTGTACTTTCCAACAAGCTTCTGTCCCTCCGCAACGAGCTTCTCCCGTAGAGCAATGAGTTCATCGTGACGCGCCATGTCAGTTTCGTCTCCTCCCACCTCCAGCCGCTTGTCCAAAACCAAGAGTTCGCCGTCTATCCGCCGGACCTGTTTCCGCAACTCCTCTATCCGCTCGGCACGCCAGTCGGTCTGACCCGCTCCGTTACTGGGTCGGCCCTTGGCATTCCACTCCTGCGCCGCCATCAGGTATTCGTCCCAGTGCTCCGAGGAGTACAACGTACTAGGCCGCAGGTACTGCCGCATCTTGTCATCGTGCAGCCACTGCGCTACCTGGTAGTCCGTTACGAGCTTGAGCTGCTCAACGGTCGCGCCTTCCCTCAGACGTCCCTTGATGTGCTTGTGGTTGGCAGGGATCTGACGGAACCGCTTTCCGGCACGTTCATTGAGGTACTGGAGCACCTCCTCGGCGCGCGCGTCGCGCGCCGAACGAGAGGGTTTATCTACTTCTACCTCTACTTCTACCTCTACCTCTATAGGGGAGTTACTCCCGAGTTGCTCCGTAGTTACTACGGAGTTGCTCCGTAGTTGCTCCGTAGTAACTCCGTAGTTACTACGTAGTAACTCCGTAGTGACCTCAGAGTTGCTGCTACTCGGCACTTCTACCTCGCCGCTGCCGGAACGTTCGATGGCTTCCTGGAAGGTCTTGGATCGGACCGCCTCTACGTCGCGTCTGTAGATCTTCTGTGCCCAACCGCGCTGTGATGGCGGGTTGTAGTGTAGCCAGTTGAGGATCAGGACCTCGCGTGTCTCTGGATCGTACAGGATCTTCTTGTACTTGATGAACCGCTCTATCAGTTGGTTCACGGTATCTATGCTGTAACCCATTTCGGCGGCGGCCAGTTTCGGTGGTAGCTCGTAGCATCCGCACGCCGTCGTGTTCGGGTTCGTGAGTAGGTACAGATAGAACAGTTTGTCCTCCGGTGTCATGTCCAGCACCTCGGGATCGCGCCAGAACCTCGTGTGGACCTTCCGCCACTCCGCCATACTTCCCTCCCTTGACAGGAACGGGTGGCACCTGATACACTACATGTGCCGACCTGTGGCTCCTGCCGCACAAAGGACGGCCCGAGTTCCTCCTGCTCGGACCTACGCACTTGGCCCTCCCCCGTGGAGGGCCGTCTTATTATAAGCCCGGCCACGGCTGCGCGATTGCTGTGTGGCCGCAGTTTCGTCCGCGATACGGTAGAACCATCGGTTACCGTCCCTCATGGTCTCGACCCGCCGGCCAGTCCCGGCGAGCTGGTGCCGGATCTCGCTAATCCGCGTGCTGATCGCTGTGGTCTGAGTGGCCATGGCCAATTCCCACCCCCCGACCCAGCGACCTCCGAGCCCGATCAGGTACAGATACACCCG